TACACCATCTATCTCTACTAAATTTAGACGTATCAGGCGGACTATTCGAAAAAACAACTACATGCGGCGGACTAAAATATCTAGGCTCCACGTGGTACTTCGTACTCAGAAAGTAACCGTTCTTAAAATTTTCTATCACTCTATAAGGAAAGGACTCTTCTGCGTCCCTTGCCCAATCAAAGAAGACGACCCGCTCGTCCGAGTACGCCGCGTATATATCGAGGTGCCTTCCTCCAGTGATGATGTATCCTCGACGTCCGTCAGGTCCTCTGTAATGGCTCGCAAAATGCGACTTTCCAACATTTCCAACCGATTCATGATACCAATAAACTTTTCGTCTATCAACTTCTCCATCGAGGATTGCTTTAAGCTCCGTTTGCCATCCTTCTCGGGGCACAAATCTTCCGAACTTGTTTTCCCATCGCATAATTCGTCCGTGAGCATGTGTCGTTCTCGCAAAATCCTTGTATCTGGAGACGACATCCGGAAACCTATCATACATTTCGTGCAATGTCATTTCTTCGTTTAGAACAATTTCTCTGAAGTCTGATATATCCGTTCTCGAACCTTGTCCTACAGGCATTGTCCCATATTCCCATGGGCCATCAATCCGCCCATCATCCTTGGTACAGTACACCTTATTTTGCATGGGAGATCCACGGGCAACAGCAAAGCGGGCCCGTGCCAGCCAATTTTTGAGCGCCGTCCCACGCCTACGAGTCTCCAGGCTGAAATAACCTTGAATGTGCGGGCGCCCCGTCTCCTCGCCCCGCTCCAGCTGCCATACGCAATATAATACTTTCTCCTGCCGGAAGCGCTCATCGTTGAACAGGGCTTTTTCCTCGTCCGTTGGCGTGTTCAGCGTGAACACCCAGTTCTTGGCGTTCTTGCTTATGTCTCCCATAAAAATTTTGGGAGACTTCGGGTCGTTTATATACACTCTTTCGTTCTTTCCGTTACACACGGGATCTCAAAAAAAATTTTTCCCTCCGGGCGCTGCTTGCCGGGCGTAAGCGTCGCCCGCGCAAGCATTGTGTTCAGAGAGCTAGTGTAACATGTGTTAAAATGTACCCAATGTCCCGAGGTTGCGGTAATACTATACGCAACCTCTATTTACACCTCGGGTCTTACTATTTACACCCGGTGACACAAATGCCCCCGAAGCGCTCACACTATGGTGCCTTCCCATATCGAGCGGCTGCAGTTGCTCACTCTGCTTGGCGACATACTAAAGGCTTCCGAAGCGGCTACAAAGCTGCAAAGTCAGTTGCTGACGCTATACGCAGCGCAAAGCGCCAGAGAGTCGGCGTTGCGAACCCCAATAGATACAGAATCCATCGAGACACCGCCACAAAGACCCTTTACCGCAAGAAACGTTTATCCCGTTTTCAAGCTAGGCGACGACGAAGAATTATCAAACGGCGGCACCGTCTAATAAGATTCATCAAAGGCAAACAGCCTATCAACACGCATATTCAGCGAACAATAACGCCGCAGTTGGCGCAATGGATAAGCGGCGGTACCGACTTCACCAATCAGCTAGTTTTAGGCGCAGCTGACCCTTACGGATGCTGGACACCAGCCATGATTGAAACCCTACGTAGCAGGGTCCAACCAGTACACTACCGCCTAAACAGAGGCGCAGGTGTAGCGGACTACAGCGTAGACCAGCGGTACCTGCATCTGATGATCACTCATATGAGCCACACGATGCACATAAAGAACATATCCGGAGCGGACGGTCTCCTTGTCGATGTATACACGTGTCTCGCACGCCATAGCACCTCAGACTCCTCAATCGGCAACCCAAAAGACACCTGGACTAGTTGCCTCCTTCAAGGCGAACCGTCTACCATATCTCTTTTCTCGCCCGCTACAAAATCGGTCACCCCTTTCGATTGTCCAAAATTCGGCCGTATCTGGAAGATCCTGAATGTCGAGCGACTCAAATTCGATAACCTCGAATCAAAGACCGTCCAAATGAAATGCAGACCCGGCAAAATCAGACTCGAAGGCGGTTCGTCCGGGCACTACACAATACGCGGGAAAACGATGTACTGGCTGCTCGTAATCCATCCAACACCACATAATTTCACGTTCATAGCAAACCAGTCTTTATTAGAAATAGCTTTCGTACGCACTACAAGATTCGTACCAGTATATAGCACAGGATCTTTCTTAGGTATAGACAAACAATTTGTAATGCGCGAAGATATGGCCACACCAGGAACAAATTCATAATAAAAACTAGTGTTAAGACTGGACCGCTCGGGGCTAGCCCTCGCTCGGAGCATTTAGCGGGTCCCTCACGCGACCCGCACTTACCGAGATGTGTTAAGAAGTAGGGTAGTGGTTAAAGCGGAAGAATGATTTGAACCAGGAGTGGGAGAGTCATCTAGTGTATTGCAATTATATCCTCTTCACCTAAGTTTTTTATACACCATCTATCTCTACTAAATTTAGACGTATCAGGCGGACTATTCGAAAAAACAACTACATGCGGCGGACTAAAATATCTAGGCTCCACGTGGTACTTCGTACTCAGAAAGTAACCGTT